GCATGGGGTGGGGTGGGCGCGGGGCATTACTGCTCGCTCCAATCTTCAGCGCCGTTGAAGCCCTCGCCCATTTCGCTATCCGGCTTACCCTCGCCCGGTGTCAGCATGTCGCGGCGAACCTCGTAAGCCTCGCCAACCTTGTCGTAGAGGTCGGGACGCGATGCCTTGAGCTTCGCGACGGCTTTGGCACCGGCTGCGATATGCGATTCCAACCCTTCCAGCGTGTCGATCTGGCCGAGCATGGACATGTGTTCGTTTGCCCAGTTTGCGGCGGCGTTGGGGTCGGGTTGGCGTTGCGCCTCCCTGACCAACGGGTGAAAGGTGAAGTCCCTTTTCTTGCCCTGCGAAACCGTCAGCTTGATCGTCTTTGGACCGTCGATGTGCGACATATGGCTGATACGGATGCCGCCAACCTTGCCATCCGCGCCGAACGTCACTTCCGGGTCACGAAAGACGCGGATCGATTTTCCGCGAAACTCCTGCTCGAAGTTTTCTGGGGTGATTCCCCATGCCAGGACCATCGCCCGGCCCATTGTTTTGCAGGGCTTGAACGGCTTGCCGTTGTCGCCCTCATAATTGAGAATGAGCTTTGTTTCGCGGCCATCCTTGACGGCCCGAACGTTGGATATCGTGATAACGCGCGGCCCTGCGATCAGGTCATCGGCATTGAGTTGGGTCCGACCGGGGGGTCCAGAGCTTCGGTTAGCAGGCTCATAGTTGCATCAACCTCTCAGTAGGGATCAGCCTCGCATCGGAGGCCAACAGATTGTCGTAAACGGCCCGCGCCTCGGCCAACCGCGCTTCAAATTCGGCGGCGGCGGCAATGATCGCGTCTTGAATTTCAGGGATCGGAAACACGCGGACCACTGGCATCACCATGCCGCCCGAATAGCTGATGAAGTCGCACCACTTGCGCTCCGAAACGAGCAAGCCGGTCTGGATCTGGATCATGTAATCGTCTGGCGCTTCGTCCTTCGACACATTCTCAATCAGCGTTTTCATCTGCCATTTCTGGATGCGGCTCTTGCATTCGATCAAGCCGTCATCGCCAACAAGGCCATCCGGTGAATAGCCGATGGTGAAGCCAAAAAATTCTTTGGTGATAAATCCGCACTCAGTTACAGGTGCGAATGTTTCGCTGTATTTGGCGCGGGCGTGTTCTTCATCGAAGTTACCGCGCTCCATGTCGTAGGACTGGTAGTGCGGCTCGACATAGTTGTTCACGCGCTGCGCCAGTAGTTCGTAGAGGTGGCCAATTTCGCGGCCATCTGCCCACGGTTTTAGGCTTAGCGGCATGGCCACCTCGAAGGCTTCGATTGCACCGTCCTTGACAAGGCTACGCAACACGCCGTCCGATACGTTCGCCAGAAACGCAAGTTCGCGCATAGAACCGGCACGGTCTCCGATGGCATCCAACGCCTGCTGGCGCTTAGGCGTGGGCTTTTCTGGAACTAAGCCCGTCGCCCGATATTGGACAACGGAATTGCCACCCTCCATCCTGACAATCAGCTTCATATCCGAGGCTGTCAAAACTCCGCATCTGGCTTGAAGCCACGCTTCTGAACCCTGCTCAAAATTTGTGTGGTAGGTGACGCTCATGCGACGTGCCTCCACGTTTTGCCCATTTTTATGCCGTCAATTGCGTATTTGGAAACGCCATAAGCGGCGGCAATCACACGACGCGAACGACTGTCGGCGCGGATTTCTCGGATCTGTGCGTCCGTAAAGCGAGAGCGCCAATGACCCTCTCCCCTCGGGGTCTGCTCGGGCTTTGTATACTTCCCGTTTCTCTTCCCCCAAGGCCTGCGCTCTGGGTGAAGCCGTGCGCCCGTTTGATCGCCGGTGGCGACGGTTCCGTGGATAAATTTATCCTGCGCATTCTCAAATGGCGTGGCCCACCGCAAATTGCGCGCGAAGTTGTTAGCCCTAACCCCATCATTATGCGCCGCGTGGTGCGCTTCGGTTGGCGCGGGGCCATGGAACGCTGCGCAAACAAGACGGTTGACCCTACGGCCATATTCCTTGCCATCCGCCGATAGGCAGACTGACTTATACCCCTGCGCTTCGTGTTGCTTTATAATCCTGCCCGCAGCCGAATTTCGCGCAGCAACGATCCTTTTTACGCGCCCGTGGCTACTCACAGCATAAGCAGGAAACTCTGCGATCGCGCGCCATTCCTCACCCNCCACAATGCTGGTTTGCGCGTTCATATCAGCATCTTCCAAACCANNTCGGNATCGACGCCNGCTTGGTTNAGCGCNGATTTGGCGGCCTCCTTCTTNGCGANGGCAGCGGCCANATTCTCTGCGTTATACCTTTGCCCAAGCNCCTTTTCGGCCTGGATCGCAGCCTGGAGCGCCGCAATGGCAGCGGCAGGCCGGTCAATTATCGGCGAACTAGCCATCTCAATAACCTCCAACATTAGGCAGGGCGATCATCGCCCCGAAGAAAAGAACAGCCCCAGCGACGGCGAAAAGCGCCATCTGAAACGGGGTGTGCGGCTTGCATTGCTGCGGCGGTTCGTGGGGTGGGGTGCGGAGGGTCATGGTTGATCCTCCCGCAGCATTTCGGCACGCGCTTCTGCTTTGTATTCAGCAGCCCGCTCGCACTCATCCTGCCAGTTTTCCATGCACTCGGCAATCAGCGCGTCGTCCTCATAGAAATGCTCGGGGACGGTGATCGATTTGTCGGCGGGCGTGATCTCGATAATCTCGACGCTGGCGTCTTCTGGCGGGTCGATACGGTCGCCGGGGAAGCCCGGATAGCGGTCGTAAATGACGCGAACGTCATAGTCGGTTTCGCCAAGCTCATCCTCGATGGTGATGCTGGTGCTGAATGATCCACGATCGCTCATGATCAGTACCACCCCATGTCGCGGTCGATCTGATCGTGCGCCTCGTCCAGCTCTTGCTGGTAAGCGTTGCGCGCTTCACGGGCGCACTCAGGCGCGCCGCAGTCGTCCAATGCTTCGGAAAAGCGATCCTTTGGGCCGATGTCAGCGCCGCAATTGAAGCAGTGGTGCCGCTTCTCACTCATGCGCCCAACCTCCCCGCCCAACCATCATCCCGCGCCAACTCATGCTCGAGATTTGCAGCCCACTCAGCCGGATCACCCTCGCAGACATCGGCCATCGCCTTCGCCATCTCGACCTGCACCCAAGGGTTACGGCGGCATGGCTCGGTGGGGTGCTGCTCGACCTGATTGCGCTCGTGGCAGTAGCCATCGCAGTATTGGCAGCCCGACTTGTCCCGATCCTGATCTCGATATGCCCGTTCGATCGCGTAATGCTCGTCGCAGGTGAACTTGCTGCCGACGCATTTTGCGCAATCGGCGCGGTATCCTTCGCCCCTGATATCCATCACGCCGCCTCCATCTTCGCAGCGATCCGGCTGGCGTCGATCAGCGCGTCAAGCATTTGATCCACGCTGATCGCGCAGGCCTCGATCCGCGCGAACGGCCCGCCCAATTCCTCGGCAGCCTTGAACGTCGTTTCATGCAGCGCATCGAGAGCGGCGACACGACGGTCATCGCGATCGTATGCGGTCCACTGATCCGCCGACATCGCGAAGACGTTGGTGTGCAGCATCTTGCGCGGCGGGTCGTTCAAGCAGCTCGCGAAGATTACGCGCGCTTGGGTGGTTTCGTGCCAGGGGGTCATGATGCGGCACCGGTGGCGCGGGCTTTCGCGTGTAGGCCCGCAAGCCATCCGATCGCGGCACGAGACGGGCCAACGTCTTTAATGTATCCCTCGTCAGGAAGATCACCCACTCGCCACAGCAGGACAGCAGAGATCGCGCCTAGAAGCGCATCCTTCTCGCGTTCCATCTCTGTGATCTTATTGCGGGCCGCGAGAGCCTCACGCTCGGCGGTATCCAGTCGCGACCGGATATTGAAATGCGCGTTGTCGATCAGGTAGTCCTGAACGCTGTCCATGATGACTCCATAGACATCATTGACATGCTTGCGGACCATCGGCCGGATACGCTCTGCCGCGCCGTCCAATGCGCTGCTTGGGAATAAAACATCGGAGTCCATCACACATCTCCTGCAATCAAACGTCATCCTCGGCGCGCTGGGTGGCGCGCTCCGGTGATGTCAGGCGGGGGTGGGGTTCTTGGCGGCTGCCAGATACTCATTGGCCCATTCGACCGCGCGTGCGGCAGCGTAAGCGCCAGGGCTTTGGTCACCAGGCTTGTCGCCCTTTGAAATCATCATGAACCAGCGTTCAGCGGGTCTGCTGCTGTCTTTTTCAAGATTTTTGACATTCACACCGCGCGCGTTGGCAATTGTGCCGACGAGACAAGCGCATTCGCCCGTATAGGCCGATCCATTGACGCGCCCATTCTCAAGCGCTGCGATGAGTGCAGGGATTTCCGGCTCCGACCACGCCATGATGGCCATAAAATCGGCCTTCGCGGCATCCTCGTCAACGAAGCGGCTGCGAACGAAGCGGCTGCCAACGAAGCGGCTGCGAACGAAGNTGCTGCCATCGAAGCTGCTGCGAACGAAGCGGCTGCCATCGAAGTTGCTGCCATGGAGGCGGCTGCGAACGAAGCTGCTGCCAACGAAGCTGCTGCCAACGAAGCTGCTGACAACGAAGCGGCTGCGAACGAAGCGGCTGCCATCGAAGTTGCTGCCANCGAAGCNGCTGCGAACGAAGCTGCTGCCATCGAAGCTGCTGCGAGCGAAGTTGCTGCCATCGAAGTTGCTGCCATCGAAGCGGCTGCCAACGAAGCTGCTGCCAACGAAGCTGCTGCCAATTGGACAGACATAACCGCTGAAATCCGCGCCATCCAAAACCAGTGAATTGCACGGGACAGAATTTTCCAGCGCCCAAATAACGGCGAGGCGCAATTTCCATCTCCGCTGCATGTCCGGTGTTGTTTCGATCGTTGCAGTAAACGCGACCTTGCCGGTCCAGCGGTTCATCACTTCGAATTGCTCGGTGGCTGCATTGCTCATCATCATCTCCATCGTCCGTCGAGCGACTGGCGCTCTGTGGTGGGTTGTTAGGCTGCGATCAAACGATCACATTGCACGACAGCAGAACCCGTTGCCGTCTTGACGCGAACATTCTTGCCGGTGATCGCGATCACTTCACCCTCTACGTAGCCCCGCGCTTGCGGGATGCAGTTCGACTTGACCATCTGACCGATTGCGAAGGGGTTTGCAGCTTGCGCTTTGGCAGTGGCAGCCTCAACCAGCTTGCGCTTGGCCTCTGCCTTGCGGCGGCGATCAGCCTGGATAGCATGCCATTCAGGGCTTGCAGCGGCGACCACCACGAAATTGTCTTCGTTGGCGCAGAAAGCGTTGATACGGGCTGTGTCGTAGTTCATGATCGTTACTCGGTTGCGTTTCGATAACCCGGTTATAGGGACAACCTGTCCCGCATGTAAAGGGCAAATCGCACATGTTTGAAAAATAATATACGCCATCTATACCAGCGCATAAATCATAGGGTTGACGCAGCGGACGCGGTGTCCCATAAGTCCACTATGACAAACGAACGCATTACATGGGCGCTGGTCGATAGCGAAGCCGAGGCGCTAGGGGTAAAGCCCGAAGCCCGGCGAAAGTGGAGGCAGCGCAAAGTCCCGCTCGAATGGCGGGTCAAGATCGCTGAGCGGTTGGCTAGGGCGTGGCGTTTTCGCGGCGCTGGCTGATTTTGATCGGCTGGGTAAGGTTGAGAGGAATTTAGCGTGAGTGACTGGCGTCCGATAGAAACCGCGCCCAAGGATGGGACATGGATTTTGGTTTGGGAGCAATCACCCTACGAACCATCGCACTACGTCGCGAGATGGGGTCATCCAGAATGCGGCTATGAGGTTGATGACCGAGCGTGGGTTACAATGGAGCTTGGCCCGTCCCCAGACAACTACAATATCATGAATGCGACCCACTGGATGACCCTGCCAGCCCCGCCCGTAGCGACTGAGGCCTAAATGACCACCACCCGCGCCCCAACCCGCACGATCGCCGACCTGAGCGACGATGAGCGACGGGTCATTCGCGAGCGCCACACCGGCTGGGAGAGCGCCTCCGAAGGGCTGCTCGCTCATGTGTTTCGCGTGCCGGTGCAGGCGATTGTTGCTGTTTTGAGGGAGGGGTAAGGGGTGCGTTACATCGACGTATGCAGCGGCATATCCGCCCCTCCCCCGCGCCACCGCTGGCCGCGATCTCTGAGCCGGTGGGTGGTGGTGATTTTGTTCATGTCAATTCTGCTAACGGAAAGGTGGTCTAAGATCATGGCTGACAGAAACGAGATTGTGCGCCAGCGCCAGTCCGCCATTCGTCGCGAACTGTCGGCCTGTGAGGTCGCTAGTTTGTCGGAGCGGGCTGTTAAGATTGCGGCGGTGGCGGCGTGACAGAGCCTTTTCGCCCTCTCCTGCGCTGGCATGGTGGCAAATGGCTGCTGGCCCCATGGATCATCAGCGAAATGCCAAAGCACCGCGTTTACGTCGAGCCATTCGGCGGCGCGGGTTCGGTGCTTATCCGCAAGTCGCGCTGCTATGCCGAAGTCTGGAACGATCTGGACGGCCATGTGGTCAATCTTTTTCAGGTGTTGCGATCCGAACGCGCCGATGAATTGGTCCAGTCATTGCGCCTGACCCCTTTCGCCTCCGAAGAGTTTTTCGGCGCATATGAGCCGACCGATGACCCGCTAGAGCGTGCGCGCCGCTTGGTCATTCGGTCGTTCATGGGCTTTGGCTCAAACGGCCACAACAAGGCCACCGGCTTCCGGTCAAACTCCAATCGCTCCGGCACCACGCCCGCGCATGACTGGATCAATTATCCCGATAGCTTGGTTGCGGTCATCAAACGCTTGCAGGGTGTGGTCGTTCTCAATCGCGACGCCTGCGAAGTGATGTGCGGCCATGATGGGCCTGAGACGCTGCATTATGTCGATCCGCCATACATCATGGATACACGGTCTGACGCTGGCAAGGATTACGCGCACGAACTGACCGACGCGGACCACGAAAACCTCCTCGATTTTCTCGACGGCTTGCAGGGCATGGTGATGCTGTCGGGCTATCCCCACGATATTTACGATGACCGCCTGAAACACTGGACGCGCATCACTCGCAAGGCGTTGGCCGATGGTGCCAAGGCGCGAACCGAAGTCCTTTGGCTTAACCCTGCCGCCGCCCAGGCGCGCGCTCAGGGCGACATGTTCGCGGTGGTCGCGGCATGACTGAGTGGCCATGGATTCACCGTGAGGGCCACATGCGCGCCAAGCTGGTCGAAGAGACGGTAGAGTCCGTCACCTACGATTGGGAGCATATAGAGGTAGGCGACTGGAAAGGGCGCGATACGGCTGAAAAAGCCATGTTCAATCGAGCATGGAGGCTTGCTCCATGACCCTCACCCACCAAGCCGCCGTGGACGAAGCCGCGCGGAAGGCGCGGCGGGAGCATGATCGCTACGGCATCACAGCCGACGAGCAAGCCCGTATCATCGAACAACTGCGCATCAACCCGCTGCCGATGGTCNGGCGCGATACCGGGCGCAGCTACATCACTTTGGCNCGAATTGCGGAGGTNGCAGGGCTATGAGAACGGACAATTACCGCCACTGGACGCCCGACCTGGANGGCCNGCTTATGGATGGCATCGCAAGCGGGNTGTCNATNGAGAAGTCNGGCNNGCGTCTGGGGCTNNCCAAGGGATCTGCGATCGGNCGNTTCAATCGGCTTAAGCAGNAGATGGGGTGGCAGGCGGCGTGAGCATTGAGCCATCCCCGCAGCACCCTGAGCGCGTCCGCCTGGAATCGCTCATCGGCATCGCGGAAAAGCGTGCCGGTCGCGCGGCTGAAAAGCGCCGTTCTGCTGAGCGTGAAGTCGATGACGCGCTGGACGCCTTGGACACGGCTTCGCGCAATTTGCGGCAGTGGATTGCGGCCAATCCTGATCCACAGGGGGAATTGCTGTGAGGATGCGCACCAACGCCAAGGAAAGCGCCGTCACCGTCGCCACGGCCCGCGCTCAGTTCAAGGCCATGCTCGCCAATGCGCGCAGTCTCGACCACATGACGCCGGAAAGCCTTGTTCGGTCCTATCGGCTCAGTCTCAAGGAAATTGAGTATGAGCTGACGATCGCCAAGCAGAAGCGGGCCGCGCAATGACGGTGTTGTCGGAAATCGCGATTCAGACGCTGTTCCGGTCGCGCGCGCGCATGATGTGCCCCGGCGTGTCCATCGTCGCGGTTCCGAACGGCACCTATATCGCCAGCCATGCGGGCCGGTCAAAGGCGCGGCGCGAAGGACTGTCCAGCGGCTTCCCCGATGTCCTGTGCTTCTGGCGCGGCAAGGGTGTGGCCGCGATAGAGTTCAAGGCCGCGAAGGGCCGGATCAGCGATAACCAGACCGAATGGCTCGACCGGCTCAATGAGCTTGGTGTGCCTGCTACGATCATGCGCGACGCCGACGAAGCGCTGGAATGGCTGCGCGGTCAAGGCGCGCCCTTCATTGATCGGAAAGGGCTATGATATCCGACCCGAAAAACCCGCTCTGGAATGAAATGCACACCGCTGCGTCACGCCTGTCGTTTCGCCAAGTCGAAGTGTTGCGCGGCATGGGCATCCCCGTCCCCGCGCTTCTGGCCGAGTGCATGATCGGCGTCGCCAATGTCGAAACCGATAGCGCCGACAACTGGACGCCGATCGAAACCGGCAAGCCCATGATCGTGACGCCGCTGGAAGAAGATGGCCGCATTGCCGACCTGATCGCGTTCGACCCGAAAGACCCGGACACATGGTATCTGCGCACCGCCAAGGGGTGGGCGTTGGGCATGGCGCATCTGGACGAAATCACGCGCAACATCGGCTGGCCTGAAACGCAGCAGTGGGTGGACCTCCATGCAACCCCGCTCGACTGGCTGCGCGCCGGATGCACGGGTGCCTGCGTCACGCAATGGAACGGCGAATCCCGCGCCGCTCTGCGCCTCCATCAGCGTGTTCACGTCGCCAGCAGCAAGTTTGCCCGCGCGCTTCGCCTGGAGCTTACACGGCCCCCGCGCATCCCTGAAATCGAAGTGAAGGGGATGCAATCCCGTGCCGCGTAACATTGAGACGGAAGCCGACTTCGATAATGACAACGCACCGCCTGCATGGATGGATGAGGCGCGCGACGCTATGTTTGCGGATATGGTAGCGCCCGCCGCGCCGCCGCCTATGCTGGCGCTGATCGATCCAGCCTCATGGGCCGGAACAGAGGTTCCTGAGCGGTCCTGGAAGGTCAAGGACTATATCCCTGATCGTCAGGCTACCCTTCTGACCGGCAAGGGCGCTGCGGGCAAGTCTCTGGTGTCTCAGCAGCAGGCGACGTGCATAGCGCTTGGCTTGCCCTTCCTTGGCGTCGAGACGGTCCAGACGAACGCGATCTATATCACCTGCGAGGATGACGCGGACGAACTGCACCGCCGTCAGGTCGCCATCTGCGCCAACCTCAATATCCCGATAGAGGAATTGAGCGGCAAGCTCCTGCTGCTCTCCCTGCAAGGCGAGATGGGCAACGATCTGGCCACATTCGACCATGACGGCCGGATGCACATAGCGCCGCGCTACACACAGATCATGGCAGCCTGCGAGGACCATTCGGTCGGCTTCGTGGTGCTGGACAACACCGCCCACTTTTTCACCGGCAACGAGAATGACCGGCATCAGGTCGCGTCGTTCATCAATCTGGCCAATCGTCTCGCCATCGCGATCGACGGTGCCGTGGTCGTGGTCGGGCACCCCAACAAGGCCGGGGACAGCTATTCAGGCTCCACCGCATGGGAAAATCAGGTCCGGTCCCGCCTGTTCATGGAGATCCCCATGGATGACGATGGCACCTGTCCAGACCCCGACATGCGCGTCATGCGCCGCGAGAAATCCAACTATGCCCAGCGCGGCGGCGACCTCAATTTCATGTGGTTCAAGGGGTCTTTCGTGCTGCCTGATGCGGTGCCAGAAGAGCAGAAAATAGACACCGCGAGCATCGCCAAGGCAGCCCGCGAGAACGACCTGTTCATGGTCTGCCTGGCCAAGGCGACGGAGCAGAAGCGCGCCGTCTCGCACGTCAACGGGATCAACTATGCGCCCCGCATTTTCGCCCACATGCCACAGGCCAAAGGCGCGAAGGAAACCGACATGCGCGCGGCCATGGAACGCCTCTTGAGCCTTGGCAAAATCATGCTCGATCAGCCTCTTTGGAGAGGCCCGAACCGGGTCATGAAGCAGGGCATTGTCGCCTCGGATGGCGGAAAATCGCTGCACGAACCCCCCCTAGAAAATGGCGGAAAACCGTGCACCGACCCCGCACCGACCCCCTGCACCGACCCGCACGAACCACCCAGCCAAGTCATTGAAAACACTGCACGCACCCTGCTCTGCACGAACCCCCATATACTATGTATAGAGGAAGGGGAGGCCTTGCGGCCCCCTCCCCCTTCCTCGGATGACTGGAAGGAAAACCCGATTTTGAACCCATCGGCTGCTGCGGTCAGGGTTGGCGATGATCAGCCGCCGCCATGGCTCGATGAGGCTCCACCAATCGATGAGAGCGACCCCTATTTCGGAGGCTTCCATGAACAAGATTGATTTTCGCTCTCCCCCATCGGTTGGCACCGTTGTGGTGCTTGATGGCCAGGAATATGAAATGATCGCCAGCGCTCCGCACCATCGCAAAGATGGGACAGCAACAACCTTGCTGACGTGGGTCACCCACTGCCCAGATTGCGGCAATCCTTTTGAGCTTACGACGGGCCTTGTGACCAAAGGGTTGAACCGTCGGTGCGCTGATCATCGCCAGGCCTTGAAGCCGGTTTCAGGGAGCCGCCGCTTGGTCAAGTCCAAGGTCATCGCGTCATGAGCATTGAGGCCTGCCGCACGATTGCCCGGCAACGCTGGGGACGCGCCACCGCTTTCCGCATCGGCGTTGTCGCTGGCGAGATTGGAGCAAGGATCGTCAACCCGTTCCGCGATGACCATCGGTCCAGCCTGTATCGGCAAGGCCTGCGCTGGGGAAAGGTCAAGGCCTGCCATGAGCGCACCATGGGGCGGTTTGATCGAGGGAGAGGGTGATGAGACTTGCCCAGCCGCTGATACGGTGCTACACAAGGCCATCCTCTTTCGTAGATTGGAGGTGATCAGTCCACCGTGGTTGAGGTAGAACCAAGTGCCCGCAGGCCGTCCAACATCGTATGATCCGATCTACTGCGAGCAGCTTGTTGCCCATATGGCAGACGGCGCAAGTGTCAGTTCCTTCGCCGCTGAAATCGATGTAGCCCGCAGCACGATCAATCTTTGGGCAGAAGCCCATCCTGAATTTATGGAAGCGCTATCACGAGGCAAGGCAAAAGCTGCCGCTTGGTGGGAGAAAGCTGGCCGCTCAGTTGCTACTGGTGGCGATGGAAGTGCGCCGATGTGCATCTTCGGAATGAAGAACATGGGCGGCGAAGATTGGCAGGACAAGCGCGAGGTCGAGCATAGCGGCCACATGACGTTAGGTGCCGCGCTCGACGCCCTTGATGACTGACATTGATCAGTCCAGGCTTAGGCGTCTGCGAGATGATTTTGAGTATTTCGCCAAGCACTGCCTGAGAATCAGGACGAAATCTGGCAAGGTAATTCCTTTTGCCATGAACAAGGCGCAGAAGCGCCTACACTCNCAACTCGAAGAACAGCGCCGCAAGACCGGCAAGGTCAGGGCGATCATTCTNAAGGGCAGGCAGATGGGGGCCAGCACCTACATCGAAGGCCGGTTCTACTGGCGCTTGTGGGGAAGCCGAGGCCTGCGGGCCATGATCCTGACCCATGAACAGGCAGCCACCGATAACCTGTTCTCGATGGCGAAGCGCTATCATGACAATGTTCCAGATCAATTCCGCCACCCGACTAAGGCCGCCAATGCAAAGGAATTGGCATTTGATGGGCGGGATTGCTCCTATAGCGTTGCTACGGCCGGGACCAAGGAGGTTGGTCGGTCAAGCACGTTGCAACTGTTTCACGGTTCGGAGGTCGCGTTCTGGCCCAATGCCGAAGAGCATACGGCTGGGCTTATTCAGGCGATCGCTGACGAACCAGGAACAGAGCGGATATTTGAAAGCACGGCGAACGGCATCGGTAACGTCTACCAGAGGCGCTACACGGCTGCTGAGCGCGGCGCGAGCGAAGACCTTGCGGTGTTCATGCCATGGTATTGGGATGACGGTTACAAACTGGCTGCGCCAGACGGTTGGCAACCATCCAAGTTCTGGATTGAATATGGTGCGATGTATGACCTGACCACCGATCAGGTCTATTGGGCATTCGTCAAGAATCGTGACATGGCGACGGCGACCGGGCAATCCGAAGATGAACCCTGCTGGAAATTCAAACAGGAATACCCCGCCAATTCGGAAGAGGCGTTCCAGACGGCGGGTAACAGCTTTGTCCCGTCCGCAGTGGTTGCCAAGGCTCGTAAGGCAAAGGTGCTGGGTGCTGGCCCGTTGATCATCGGCGTTGACCCCGCGCGCGGCGGTGGCGATAAAACCGGCGTGGTCGATCGCCAAGGCAGGCGTGTTGGCCAGTTCCTGTGCGACCTTTGGGACGTTGATGACACCATGGTCATCGTTGGGCGCGTTGCAAAGATCATCAGGGATTATCGGCCTGCCGCCGTAAATATTGACGTTGGCGGATTGGGAGCTGGCGTGGTCGATCGCCTCAAGGAAATGGGCTACAGCGAAGTGAATGCGGTCAACTTTGGCAGCAACCCGATCGGCGTTGGTCCGACTGGCGATGAGCTTTACGAAAATCGCCGGGCCGAAATGTGGGACGCCATGCGAGACTGGTTTAACGATCCATCTGGTGTCCAGATCCCAGATGCTGATCCGCTGCACGCCGACATCTGTTCTCCGGTGTCGGGGCGCTAGGCCAAAACCCGCAACAAGTCCAACAACGAGCTTGTGATTGAGCCAAAGGACAGCATCCGCAAAAGACTTGGCAACAGCCCCGATTTAGGCGATGCTGTGGCGCTGACATTTGCGGTCCCGGTTCGGACTGCGAATTATGACGAAGACGAACCGGAATATCGCGGACGCAACTCGCATACTGGATACTGACGCATGGATGAACTAGACATCATGGAAGGCGAAAGCGCGCTGACACAAGAGGCCGTCATTAGTCCGCTTACCATCCTTGCCGGTATCGCCATTTCGACTGGCGACATTAGCGCGCAGTTTTCCAAGGATGAGCTTGTTCGCATCGGCGCTGATGCCGTCGAGGATTACGAGGCTGACTTAGGCGATCGCGGCGACTGGGAGCGTATCGTAAAAGACGCGCTCAAGAAGGCATCGCAGGAGGAAAAGCGGACGGAAAAGACCTATCCTTGGCACAATGCCAGCGACGTGAATTATCCGCTCCTGACCATTGCGGGGCTGCAATTCAACGCGCGCTCTTATCCGGCTATCGTCAAGGGTGATGAGGCGGTTAGCTGCAAGGTTGTGGGTGCTGACAAGGGGATGCCGCAGATTGGCCCTGACGGCCAGCCTATGATGCAGGTCCAAGGGATGCCTGTCATGATGACAGAGCAGGGGCCAGCCGTCATGACGCCGCAGGGTCCGCAGCCTATACCAGAGGGCGCGAAGCCGGAACCTGTATGGCAACGCCCGCCCGGTGCGAAGGCTAAGCGTGCGCAGCGTGTCCGCGATTACATGAACACCACGATCTTCTATCGGATGGACGATTGGGAGGCTGACACCGACATGCTGTTGATGCAGCTACCCATCGTCGGCTGCGCGTTCCGCAAAATCTGGTATGACGGCCAGCGCAAGAAGCACTGCGCCGCCTTGGTTCACGCGCTGAACCTGGTAGCGCCCTGCACCGCGAAGTCATGCAAGACGGCCATTCGGTTGACAGAGAAAATCCCCGACCAATACCCGGCTGAAATACTGGAGAAGGTATTGAGCGGCTATTATCGCTCGCCTGATTTTCTGGTTGGCGAGGAATTTGACGAAGGCCCGCGCCTGTTGCTTGAACAGCACAGGTTGATCGACGCAGATGGTGATGGCTATCCAGAGCCGTATATCGTGACGGTGGATCACCAAACGTCAGAGGTCCTCCGCATCGTCGCAAACTTCGCGCCGGAAGATGTGCAGACCGATGGCGAACGTGTTATCAGGATCGAGCGCGGTTGCTTCTACGTGAAATATGACTTCTTTCCGCACCCGGAAGGCAAGTTCTACGGCATCGGCCTTGGCCATCTGATGCAATCCATGTCCAGCGTGATCGACACCACGATAAATCAGATGATCGACGCCTCCAATGCGGCTGTAGCTGGTGGCGGCTGGGTTGCGTCTGGCGTTCGCTTGCAGGGCAGCAAGCGGTCAAGCAGCATGTATTTCAAGCCGGGTGAATACAAGACGGTAGACATCCCCGGCGATCAGTTGCGCAACGGCATTGTCGAGCGCACCTATCCCAATATCTCCCCGGTGATGTTCCAGTTGCTCGAATTGATGCTTGGGGCGGCGAAGGACATTTCCAGCGTCAAGGATGTCATTACGGGCGAGGCGTCGAACAATGGCAAGGTCGGGACCACGTTGGCCCTGATCGAGCAAGGGTTGCAGGTGTTCACGGCGATCTACAAGCGCATCTATCGCGCGCTTAAGGCCGAATATCAGATGTTGTTCGAGAATATCGGAAAGTATGGCGACGAAGCGACCGCCGCTGATTATATCGAGGTGCTGGACGATCCCACCGCCGACTTCTTCGCCGACTTCTCCGCCGCTGATATGGACATCCGGCCCGTATCCGATCCAACGTCTGTGACGAAAATGCAACAGATGGCCCGCGCCAATTTCCTGATGCAGTTCGTTTCCGCGCCCGGCGTCAACCCGCAGGCCATCTATCGCCGCGCATGGGCTGCCGCCGATGTCGAGGATCAGGATGAATTGATGATGCCGCCGCCAGAAGGGCCGAACCCGATGGAACAGGTCGCGATGGACAAGGAAGTCAGCGAGACGGAATTGAACCGCGCGCAGGCGGCGAAGGCGGAGGCTGACAAGCTGGAGAAGCTGGCCAAGGTATTCCAGACCGGCGCACAGTTGGGGATGGCGGCATGAACCGCGACGAATTTGAGCTTTGGCTAAAAGACCCTGTGACGCTCTGGATCATGCGCGCCATCGCCAATGCGCAACTGCAAGAAAAGGCGGAATGGGATCGCATTTCGTGGGGCAATGGAGAAGCGGACCAAGGAAAGCTGACGGTTCTAAGGACGAGGGCTGACGCACTTGGCGAATTGTGCGATAACGACTATGAAACATGGTCCCTGTGGAATGGTGAGGTAGTGGAAAATGATTGATCCTGTCGGCGTATTCGTTTTGGTTGAGCCTATCGAAGTCGAGACTAAGACGGCGGGCGGCATTATTCTGCCTGATGAGGTGGTTGAAAAGGAACAGTGGGCCGCACAGCGCGGAACGATTATCGCTGTTGGCTCGGCAAGCGAATATATCAAGCAGGAGGACGTTGGCCGCGTCGCCTTGTTCGGGCGCTATGCAGGTTCATTGATTGAGCATGAGGGCCGCAAGTTTCGGTTGATCGACAACACTGACATCAAGGCTTTGGAGAAGTAGCATGGGGCGCAATACGGATATTTCGTCGTTTTACGGCGTCGTCGCCATTACACCATCTGACAGTAGCGACATAGTTGGCGGACAAGTACGCGGCTTCATGATTGCTGCCGATGGCGATGTGGCCGTTATCATGGCGGATGGAAGCGCAGCGACCTTAGCAGCCCTCAAGGCTGGTCAAATATATCCATTTCAGGCCCGCCGCGTCAATGCGACGGGCACGACTGCTACAGGTATTGTAGGCCTTCGATAATTTCCCACAGTGGGATAACCGGCCCGGTGAAGGGCAAGATGGAGGCCATAGATGGCTGATGAAGTGTCCGTAGTGGACGATCTGGAACCCGCGCCTCTTGAGGGTGGTGACGCGGAGATTGCAAGTCCGCGCACGATTGACGACTACGCCCGCGAGCGCGGGTGGAAGCCCAAGGAAGAATGGGACGGCAAGGGAGAGTGGAAGGACGCGCAAACGTTCATCGACTATGGCCTGGACCGCGCCCGCGAACTTGGCGACCACGTAAAGCAGCTTAATCGCAAGATTGACGGCGTGCATCGCAGCACGGAAGAAATGGCACGGCGTGAAGCGGAAAAGGCCCGCGCCGACGAACGCAAGCGGTGGGAGGAAATGCTTTCCGTCGCTGTTGACGATGGCGACAAGAGCGCGGCGCTAGAGGCCACGCATAAGATCGCTGAACTTTCGGCCCCTGCGCCGCGCCAGTCGGGTGATGATCCGCTTGTGTCGCAATTCGTGGCCGAAAACACATGGTTCACCGCCGATCCCGCTGCAAAGGCAGTCGCGATTGCGGAGGCTGAACGTATTGCCGCCACGGGTGGTTCGGTAGCCGAACAGCTTAAGGCCGCGCAGGCAACGGTATTGAAGCGCTTCCCAGAATATGCGCCTCAAGCCGCCACGCCATCCAAGGTTGTGGACGTCGCCGCCCCGGCAAACCGTGTCGCCCAGCGCAACGGCAAGCCTACCGCCGCAGACCTATCGCCTGATCAGCTACGGGTCGCAAAGTATCTGGTTCAGCAAGGCCGGATAAAATCTATTGACGCATACGTCGCACAGGCGTTTAATAAGGAAGGGACGATCGAATGACGATCGAGAACCAGTCAGCGCCAAGAGGGCGTCCGCCGCGCACCGCAGAACGCAGGGAGCGCCGCCGCAAGGATGGAGACGTTGAGGGCAATGACCTCAAGTTGCCTATCCCCGATTGGGTAGCAGAAAAATACCCGGCAACCGACTACCGCCTGCGCTGGTTCAGAGACGAGCCGGGGCGCTTGGCCACCAAGTTCAAACAGGATTGGGACCCCGTAGATAAGGTCCAGCCAGTTCCTGGTGCGCAAGACAAGTTCGGCAATCCTATCAACCACGTCCTGCATGTCAAGCATGAGGACTGGTATCAGCAGGATCGAGCGAGGATGGAAGAACGGCGGGCCGAAGTTATCAAGCAGATGGAACGTGGCACTGTCAAAGGCGAAGGAAACGACGCAGGGCAGACGCTTCGATCCGAAGTTTCATACGCCGATGCCGCTAACCGGCTCGGCTAGCAAGGATACGAGAAATGGCAAATGCAAATGCGCCCTTCGGCCTAAAGCCGATCCGAGGCGCGTCCAGTCAACCCTACAATGATGGCGCGCAGCCTTACGCGAAACTTGCGGCTGACACGTCCGTCATCCGCTATGGCGATCCTGTCACCGTGACCGGGACCGCCAATGCTGATGGCGTTCCCGCTATCACGCTTTCGACCGCTGGTTCAACCAACGCCATAACCGGCATTGCTGTTGGCTTCCGGCCCATCGGCGCGACGGAATGGCTGGGTTATGCCCCGGCATCCACCGCGTATGAGGTGCTTGTAGAGGATAACCCGTTCGCGGAATATCTGATCCAGGAAGACAGCGATGGCGGCGCGCTTGCCATTGCAGATGTCGGCCTCAACGCTGCCATTGTATTCGGCACGGCAACGGGCAACCGCTCGGCGGCAATGCTGGACAGCAGCACCAAGGCGACAACGGCGGGCTTGCAGGTCCGTATTCTCGGCTTGGCGCAGATCGTCGGCAACGAGATCGGCGACTATGCCATCTGGCGTGTTCGCCTGAACAACGTCACCACCACCCCCAACGCTGGTTCCACCGGCGCTTAATAAGGAGGACTGATCATGCTTATCACTCGTTCGGTTCATCCGAAAACCCTCCTGCCCGGTGTCAAGGACTTCTTCGGCACGAAATACAAGGAGCATCCCGCTCTTTGGTCGCAGATGTTTTCCACCGACAGCAGCAATCGCGCTTTCGAGGAAATTGTGCAGGAAGACGGCTTCGGCTTGGCTGCCATCAAGGCAGAAGGCCAGTCCGTCCCCTACGACACGACTTCGGAAGGCCCGACCTCGCGGTTCACGCACGCCAATTATGCGCTGGGCTTCATCGTTACGGAAGAGGAAGTCGATGACAACCTCTATGGCGACAAGGCGTTCAATCGCGCTGGAGCGCTGGCCCGTTCGATGCGCGTCACGAAGGAGGTTGTTCACGCGAATATCCTCAATCGTTCGCAGAACTCGGCCTATCTTGGCGGCGATGGCAAGGAACTGGTGGCAACCGACCACCCGACCTTGAGCGGTCCGCAGTCCAACGAACTGACCGGCGCTGACCTGACGGAAGCCAGCCTTGAAGACGCAATGATCCGCATCATGCAGATGAAGGATGGTCGCGGCCTCAATATCATGGCCAAGTCGGCAAAGCTGATCGTGTCGCCATCGGAAGCGTTCAACGCATATCGCATCCTGAACGCCACCGGCCAGCCGAACACTACCAACCTCAACAACCCGAACGCCATTCGGGATATGGGCTGGGCACCGCAAGTCATCGTCAATCCCTACTTGGATGACGCAGACGGCTGGTTCCTGACCACGGACGTTCCAAACGGCCTGTTGCACTTCAAGCGCAAGCCGCTGCGGTTTGCGGAGGATGGCGACTTCGACACCGGCAATCTCAAGCACAAGGCGCAGGATCGTTACAGCGCAGGCTGGGCCGACTGGCGGGGGATTTTTGGGAATTCCGGGTCTTAGCGTAAACATAACGCTAATCAGTTGACACAGGGCGGGCCAGTGTTAATAACCTTGGCTATGTCAAGAATTAACACTGGCCCGCCCTGTCAAGTATGCAATGCACCATCAGTGGCGCGCAACCTTTGCGAGACACATTACTCCCGCTGGAAACGGCACGGGCACGCGGAGCAGACGCGCCCCGGAGACTGGGGGATGAGGAATTCCCACCCTTTGTGGGAAATATGGAAGAACACAAAGCGCGTTGCCGCAGGGCGGTGCCCGGAGTGGGACGATTTCTGGGAATTTGTCAGCGATGTAGGTGAGCGTCCATCGCCAAAGCATTGTTTGGCCCGTAGCAATAATAAGCAAGCCTATGGCCCCACTAATGTCTTTTGGCGCGAGCCTGTTCTTGCGGACAAGTTGGCGAGGGACGCGCACGCTGAGTATCAAAGAGAATGGCGGCGTAAGAATTCAAACCGCGCCCGCTCGTATGATGTGAAAAGGAAATACGGGATATCTATCGCTGACTATGATAGGATGATGGATGAGCAGAATGGCGCGTGTGCCATATGTGGGGGCACCGATACGACATTTGGACGGCTTGCGATTGATCACTGCCATGACACGAAGAAAGTTAGAGGCCTTTTGTGCAACGTATGCAATCGATCGCTTGGGGGCTTTAGGGACAGCACAGAAATTTTGATGAACGCGATAAAATATTTAACGAATTCAAGCTAAACGGAGCGCACAAGTGGACCCTCTTTACAGCCCAGGCGCGAAAGGCGTTTGCATGAGGTGCGGCTTCGATTACAAGCTGCGCGACATTCGCAAAGAGTGGAGTGGCTCACGGGTTTGCCCCGAATGCCACGACCCCAAGCCCGAAATACTTCGCGCACCGCGCGTTCGGCCAGAGGGGTTGCCCAAGCCGAACGCTTCCCCCGATCCCGCCCCGCGCTTTGTGGGCATCAACGAAATTCAAAGGGATGACCTGTGAGCATCACGTTCAGCATGACCGCCCGCGATATGGCACAGAGGGCAATGCAGGACCGCAAGGTTATCGGCCTTGGCGTTGATCCCAAGGGCAAGGAACTGGACTATTGCATCCAGACCCTAAACCTGATGCTAAAATCATGGGCCGCACGCGGCTTGACGTTGTGGACGGACATTGACGCGACTGCGACGGTAACGGCTGGCGATCCTGTTGTTGAACTGACACCCCGCCCGATCGACGTTAACGATGTCACTTTGCTGGTAAACGCTGGATATGAGCGCCCGATGACGCGGTGGGAAAAGGGTGAATACTCGACCTTGCCCAACAAGGCGCAGGCGGGCGACCCGCTGATTTATACGCCGGTCTATACGGCCAGCGGCATGTCTATCAGGGTGTGGCCGGTGCCTACCGCCGATAAGACGCTGCTATACAGCTACAGCCGGGTTATAGAGGACGTGACCAACCCATCTTCGCCTGTCGATGTCCCTCAAATGTGGCAGGAGGCCGTTGTGAAGTGTCTTGCTGCTCGCCTTGACGTTTTCGGCGATGGCGGTGATCCTAATCACCTCGCTAAGATCATGGCAGACGCGGCTAACCTTGAACGGCAAATGTTCGACCATGACCGACCGGCCAGCTACTTGATAGGCAGCGACTATTATGCCTGAAATATTCTATGGCCGTAACGCCTACAGCCGCACGCGGGGGAACCTGCCTGAATTGCCGGTCATCAACATGTTTTCAGAGGCGTCACCTTCCGACAATGCTGGGGTAGTGATGCAGTCTCGCAAGGGTCTTGTTCGCGCTATGGCAGTGGGCCCAGGCCCAATACGCGGCATGTTCAGGCGCGATGGCGTGACGGGCGGCAAGCTGTTTGTAGTTTCTGGCGATGGCTTTTACGCCGATGGGGTATTGCTTGGCCGCATTTCCGGCAATGGCCCGGTGTCGTTCGCCGCAAGTGAGACGGAAGTGATCTTCGCAGCCGGGGGGCCTCTATACCGCACAGATGGCGACACGCTTTCCAGGCCAGAGTTTCCAGACGATGCCAATGTAACGGCTGTTGCCTTTCTCGCGGGCTATTTCATTGCCTTGCGCGCTGGCACACACCAATTCTATTGGTCCGCCGTTCTCGACGCCACAATATGGGATGGCCTATCGTTTGCGTCCGCTGAAAACGAGCCAGACCGCTTGCTTGATGTGGTGGTGGTCGATGACATTCTAGCGCTGATAGGCACTGAAACGGTTGAGTTTTGGCCGAAGTCTGGCGATCCTGATTTGCCGTTCGCGCCTATCCAAGGGCGCGTGTTTGAGCAGGGCGCTATTGCCACGGGCTGCGCGGTTGCGACGGATAATAGCTTTTTCTGGATTGGCAACGACAAGATCATCTACCGCAACGGCAATGTGCCAGAGGCTATCGGGGACGATGGCATTGTAGAGCGCTGCTCGCAGTCCACAAGCTGGTCGATGTTCCTGATAGAGGATGAGCGCCACAAGTTTCTATGTTGCCGCTTCGATACCAGCACCATGGTATTCGACATAACCACGCAGCAATGGTGCGAGTTTGCGTCATGGGGGCGTGATAACTTCCGGGGGCGCTGCGCCCTTGCAGGGCCTATGGTTGGGGATGACGCCAGTGGCGTGATATGGACATTCTCTGGCTATTCAGACGCCGGGGGCGTTCTTGAGCGTCGCTTGCGTGGCGGCATTTCACTTAGCGGCGGCTCCCTCTTTATCGCGAACGTGCGGGTTTCCATCAACAGCGGGCAAGCGCGGGATTTGACGGGTGATTATATCGACCCGCAGATCGAAATGCGCTATTCCGATGACTACGGGCAGACATGGAGCGAATGGGAGGCGGACAGCATGGGCGCGCAGGGCAATTACAGGGCAATGCCGGAATGGCGCGCTTTGGGCGTTGCTGATGCGCCGGGCCGATTGTTCGAATGGCGCGTGACAGATCCCGTTAGCTTCCGGTTCAGCGGCGTGACCATCAACGAAAAGCATGGCGGGCGCTCCCGCTAATGGCTGGCCCCCGCCTTGAGCGGCTTCAACGCGCCGTCTCGATCGTGGATGGCTCCGGCCTGCCAACCGTCCAATTCCAGCTATTTTGGCAGCGGACAGCGGAGGCGATCGAGGGCGCGCTTGCGTCCATTACCGATGTNAACGCGACACAGCAGGAATTGCTTGATCGGATTGCTGAGGTGCTGGGCATAACAGAAACACTCAATGAGGCTGTTGTTGCTGCGCAATCGGCGGCAGACGCGGCGAACGCGGCGGCTGGGAACGCGCAGGGTGCAGCGGATACGGCGGAAAAGAATAGCTCTCTGGCAACAAGCGGAACCACCGGCCTAAGCATCAGCGCGGCGGACGCGGGCGCAAACGTCACCGCGTCCATATCGGCGCACAGCCGCATCTATGGCGATGGGGCCACCGTCGCAGTCAGCGCGGGGACAATCACGGGGTTGGCCTATAGCACCACTTACTATCTCTATTACAGCGACCCTGCGCGAACGGGCGGCACCGTGACGTTCCAGGCGACCACAAACCAAGCGGACGCGGCGCAAATTGGCGATGTCCACTCGCTTGGCGCGGTCGCTACACCCGCCGCTGCTGCGCCGCCCTCTACAGGTCGCCCCAATCTCCCCCCCGGAGTGAATGAGCCATGATCCGCGACGCCACGCACGCCGACATTGCCGCGATCGTCAAGCACGGCAAGACATTCTTCGACGCGGCGGGTTGGGGTGACGTGGCGGAATATAGTGAGGAAGATTGCGGACGTTCCATCGCGCACCTCATTGATAATGACGCGGGCATTGTTATCGTATATGAGGTTGACAGCGAGATTGTTGGAATGGCTGGCGGCATCATTGCCCCGCTTTACTTCAGCCTCTCTCACCTGTCCGGCCAGGAGCTATTCTGGTGGATAAAGGAAGGATGTCGCGGCGCTGGCCTGTTGCTGTTGCAAGGGTTGGAATCTGCCGCGCGCGAAAAGGGTTGCAAGACGTGGTCGATGATCGCGCTTGATCGAATCGCCCCGGAGAGAACCGGGCAGCTTTATCGGCGTCGGGGATACCGCGCCTCCGAACATAGCTACATAAAGGTTCTCTGATATGGCCATCGGCATGGGTGCTGCACTGCTAGGTTCCGCTATCATCGGCGGCGGCATGTCTGCGATCGGATCAGGCAAGAATAGCAAAGCCATCGGCAAGGCGACCGACGCACAGGTTCAGGCCAACCGGGATAGCTTGCAGGTCCAGCGCGAGATTTACGATCAGAACAAGAGCGCGCTTTCCCCATTCATGAGCCGTGGCAACGCAGCCGGGGATACCATCAATGCGCTGCTTGGCATTGGCGGGGGGAATGGCCAAACCTACGCGCCTGCCGGAACGGTCGATTACGAGGCCTATGTGCGCGGCAATCCCGACGCGCTGGCGAACTGGAATGTCGTTCGCGGCAGCCAGTCTGACACGTTCGGCGGCGACATAGCGAAGTTTGGCGAATATCACTATGCGGCGGATGGATCGCGGCGCGACTTGACGCCCTATACCAGCACCGGCTCGATTAGCGTAGGCGGCGATAACGTCGCGGCGGCGCAAAATGCTTTCAAGAATTATCAGGACAGCACCGGCTACAAGTTCCGTATGGACCAAGGCATGGGCGCTTTGAACACGGGATATGCTGCGAAGGGCGCGCTCAACAGCGGGGCCGCGCAGAAGGCGGCTATACAGTTCGGGCAGAATTTGGGTTCGGCTGAATTTGGCAACTACCTTGGCTACCTTGGCAATCAGCAGGGCGTCGGCCTTTCGGGCGCGTCCGCTCTTGCTGGCGTTAGCCAGAATTACGCAAACAACGTGACGGCCAATAATTCTTCTACCGCCAACGCGATCGGGCAAGGGGCGCTGGCGAAGGCGCAGAACACGAACAACCTGCTTGGCAATCTGTCCAGCAGCTTTGGCCAGGGCTTGGGCGCGCTATCATCGTTTGGCGGTGGCGGGACCAACCCATATGGCATTAGTGGCGGGAGTATCTACTGATGCCTGATCTTCCAAATTTCAACGCGCTCCTTATGGATGGCTTTACCACTGGCCGCGAAATGAAGCGGCAGGATGGGCTTAATAGCGCGCTTTCCAGCTACATGACTGACCCTGAAAACCCAAGCGCCTTGGGCGAGATTGCCAGATACGACCCGCGCGCAGCCATGCAGTTGCAGCAAGGCCAATATCAGCGGCAGGACGCGCAGCGTAAGGCGCAGGCGGATCAGCAGCAGGCCAGAATTGAGCAGATGACCACGACTGCCAAACTGTTGGATGATGCCCGTGACGAGCCGACCTATCAGCGTTCGCTCGCGGCGGCGCGTCAGCTTGGCTTGGACGTGTCCAGCGCTCCTCCTACGTTCGATCCTGCTTGGGTCGATCAGCAGCGTATGATCGTAGGTGCCTTTACGAAAGATGGCGGCAGTCAGATCAGCGGGATCGCGCGCGAATTGTCAGATGCGGGCTATCAGCCGGGGACGCCTGAATTTGCAGAAGCCATGCGCGGCGTTATCCAGAACAAATACGCTTCTGATTATGTCGATGAGCAGGGCAACACGCGCCGCCGCTCGGCATTGAATTTGGGTGGCGGTATGCAGCCCGCCGCCAATGCGCCGCAGCCGGTCGATGGCGGTCAACCGTCTGATGGCGGGTTCATGACGCCAGACCAAGCGCGGGCTATCGGGCAGGGAACCAACTTCCTTGGCTGGCAAAAGCGCTTCGGCACGCCCGTCATGGTGCGCAGCGCGGAAGAGGCGGCATCATTGCCTGCCGGGACCATCATTATGTCGCCTGACGGGCGCAGGGGAGTAAAGCGCTAATGGCACAGGATTGGTTTGATCAGATTGCCGCGCCGGTTTCTGCGCAACCCGCTCGCGAAGACCCGATCATCAAGCGCGGTGGTCCTGATCCCTATCAGGTCGCGAAAGATCAGCGGAGCATGGGGCTTGAAGAAGCGCGCTTCGGCATGTCGCAGCGCGACCAAGCAATTCAGGAGGAGGCTGCCCGCCGCTCTCGGCTGGAATGGGAGGCCACGCACAATCCTGATGGATCGCTAAAGCCCAAGCCATCGGCGGATGATGGCGATGCTAAGGCCCGCGTCGGCAGGCTTAATGCGCTGATCGACCAAATCAATCGCGTGCAAGAGCTTTACAATCAGGACATCGCGCCAGAGCCTTTGGGCGTTCTTAGTTCGATTGGCGACTATATGCCGACCGATGCGAACGCTCGCTTCGATACGGCTGGCGCTCAGTTGGCGGAAAAGGGGCTTGGGGCTTTTCGTATTCCGGGAACCGGGACCATCACTGATCGCGATGCCGCCATGTTTGAGCGCGCCAACATGCCTACAGCTTCGACCCGCGATGTGGCGATAGAGGAGCAGTTGCGCGGCATGAAGTCGCGTATTGATGAGGAGTTCAAGTCACTCGGCATTGCTCCCCCGCAATGGGAGGGGACGCCGCAGGAAAGCGATAATCAGTCCGCTATACCCGGCGCGGTTGGCGCTGATGGCGTAGGCGTGTCTCGCAATCTCAATGAGATTGAGGGCGGTAACGGCGGCGCTGCGATGGGTTTTGAGACTGGCGCAACGCGATATGAGGATGACCCGCAGCTTGCCGGTGTCATCAGCCAGTATCAATCCCGCCTTGGCCGGGGCGATAGCGCTGATCAGATCATATCCTATCTGCGCGATGCGGGCGTAACTAACCCCGGCGTTTTCGACTCGGTGCGTCAGCAAGTCGAGTTCCGCCGCGCCAATCCGAATGTTCCAATCGGCAATTATAACGTGTCCGCTTTGGATGATCGTGCAATCCCGCAAGGCATCATGCGGCAAATCACGAACGCCGTTGCTGGCAGCCCTATCGGCGTCGGCATTATGAACGCTGGCGATGCTGTCACGGGCTTCAATCTGGACAGCATGACGGCCAATCCCGCTGCGACGCGGGCAGGCATGGAGCAGATCAACCGCGAAAATCCAACAGCGGCCTTGCTAGGGCAGGCGGCAGGGGGCGCGGCAGCAGCCTTGACCGGAGAGGGGCTTCTTGCGCGGGCTGGCATCACAGGCGCGCGGGCAGGCATTGCGGCAGACACCGCCTATGGCGCGTTGGCCGGGGCAGGGGCCAGCGACGAAAACCGGCTACAGGGTGCAGGGATTGGCGCTTTGGCCGGGTTCGGTGGCAACCGTATCGGTGCCGGGGCGACTAGCGCGCTATCGCGGGCGACGGGCGGCGTTTCTTCGCCTGCCGTCAATGCGCTTGCACCTAATACGCCTCTTACGATCGGGCAGGCGGTTGGCCAGTCTGGGGTGATCGGAAAAACGGTGAAGGGGGTTGAGGACCGGCTTGCGGGCCTTCCTGTCGTTGGCGATATGATCGGCGCGCGGCGGCAGGCTGGCGTCGAGGCCTTCAACGTAAATGCGTTCAATCGTGCGCTTAAGCCTATCGGCACGAATGTCGATGGAGCCATGGGCGAGGAAGCCGTCCAGGTCGCGCAGCAGGCGGTTTCCGACGCCTACACCCGCGCGCTGGCCGGCAAAGCCGTTGGCCCTGATCAGCCATTTGCAAATCAGATGAGCCGCGCCGTAACTGACGTTATGAAGCTGCCCCGCATCGGCGGTGAAATGGCCGACAATGTTCGCGCCATATTGGAGCCTTACATGACGGGCGGGCAACTGACGGGTGAAGCTATGCAGCAAATCAGCCGTGAATTGCAGGGCTTGAAGGCATCCTATCGCAACGATGCGCTTGCATCACGTATCGGCAAGTCGATTGATGAGGTGGAGGATAGCGTTTTCGGGATGTTTCGTCGCCAAGCCCCGGAAGTTCTGCCCGCTTACAACAAGGCGAAGGCAGCGGCGCGGCGGCTCTACATCATTGAGGACGCCGTATTGAAGGCAAAGAACCAAGGCGGCGTCTTCACTCCTGCGCAGCTTGGTCAGGCTGACCGTAGTGGCATGTCCAGATATGGCGGGAAGCGCGGCGCGGCGGCGGGCAAATCGCCATTCCAGGACTTCCAGCGCAATGCTCAAGACGTTTTGCCAAACAAAATTCCAGACAGCGGGACGGCGGGCCGCGCTGTGACCGCCTTGGCGCTTCCGCTTTCTGGCGCTGGCGCTGGGGCAGGCATTGGCGCTATCGGGGGTGACGCGCAGGGCGGGGCTGGGGCAGGCCTAACGCTTGGCGCACTCTTGACGGCGGCTTATAGCAGGGCAGGGCAGCGAGCGCTTGTTGGCGCTGCTACGAAGCGCTCCGCTGGCGCGCGAAGGGCCGCTAGGGCGATCGGCAATGCTGCTCCCCGCGTCGGGACGATTACAGGCGGCGTTGCTGCATCCACTCTGCCGCCGCGATAGAATAGGCGGGGAAGGCTCCATCTATGATCGCCGCAAGCAAGATGAAGATAACCGGGGTGACTATGAAAACGAAAAATGTCACCTCGGCTATCATGCAGACCATCTTCCGGCGCTTTCTAAGCGCTGCATAATGATGCCAGTTCGCGGAAATGATAGACCTAAACACTACGGCCAGAAAAATCGGGAATACATAAGCCATGAACGCTTTTACAACACCGTGAACAATTCACCAATAGTCTTGCCAGACACGCCGATTTAAGGCAGGGTGAGGCGGTCAATTTCTGCGCTCATAGGCGGCGTAGAACATGCGGCACAGCGCTGCTTTTCCAAATTCGATTAGGATCAGCTATGCCAGCAGATTTGTTGACGGACCTTTCGCGCGCGACCGACGCTAACGGGAACACGTTGAGCGGTGCGCAATGGTTTTTCTACACCACTGGCACCACCACACCCCAGCCCGTCTATACCAACGCCACTTTGAGCGTCGCGCATACCAATCCGGTGGTAGCAGATGCGGGGGGCGAGTTTCCGGCCATCTATTTTGACAGCAACCTTGTCTATCGGGGCATCCTGAAAACGGCATCTGGCGTCACTATCAAGGATCGCGACCCTATCAACCCGCGTGGCGGCTTCCTCGCCAGCCGTGGGAGAGATATACTTGTCACAGATTTTCCATGGCTGGCTGATCCAACGGGCGAAACCGATAGCACGTCAAGAATACAGGCTGCTATAGACTATCTATTCACTCAATTCGGGGGCGGAACCGTTTCGTTTCCTGACGGCGCGTATCGCATCAGTGCTTCTACGTTGGATGAAACCTACGACAATAATGGCGCGCCCGTTCCTGCCTCCGCGTGCGGCCTTGTGCAGCGTGCGGGCGTCTCGCTGGCAGGCCTTGGGCGCAGGACGGCGCGCATCTTCACCGATGACCGCACGCTGATCATCATTGCGCAAGTTGCCCCGGTGAATTGCGAAATCTCGCGGCTGGAAATCTGTTCGAATTGGGTAACGGGGCTATCTGGCGCGGGCCATGGCATTTTTACTTTGGGCACGGAAGGTGGCGCAGACATTTCCTGCCGGTCCAATCTCTATTCCGATTTGCTTATCCGCAACGTCGCATCCTATTGCATCGGCCTGCAAAACGGCAACCCGACCCGCTGCACGATAGAGAATATCGACACGTTCATGAACGGCGCGGATTGCTTCGATCTAAAGGCGCGTGGTGCTGACGGTATCGAGCCGTCCGCAAACGTCATAACCGACATCACCATTCGCGGCCATGGCGCGCGGGTTACTGGCTCGGCTGGGATTGATGTTCGCGGCGTGTGGCATGTCAGCAATGTAACGGTAACGGATTTTGGCGGCAATGCGGCGCTTGATTATGTGGGCGTCCGTTTGCGCACAAAGCCGCCGATCGAGGATGATTATCAGTTGGCCGGGGCACGCTCGACCGTGAACGGCGTTTATGTCCGTCCAACGATCGGAGCGGCAGGACTTACGATAATCGGCGTTCAGGTCGGCTCTGATGACACGTCTATTTCCAATGTTGTGACGGAAGATTGCCACTACGGATTTAGCGCTACAGGCAATCTAAATGGCGTCCCTATCGGCTGCACGGTTACCGGGTTCCATTCTCTCAATTCGCGCATCTATGGATTTTTCATAGGTTCGGGGTGTCAGGACATAACGCTTATTGGTTGCCACAGCCAAAACAGCGCTACGGCTGGCATCCGCGATGCAGGGGTGCGGACAAAGATCATCGGCCATGATGTCACTACTGAAACAACGCCAATCTCGACAACGGTGGGCGCTCTGCCTACGCAAATTGTAATAGGTGGAGCGCTGGGCTTTGAGTTGGGTTTGACCACTACGTCAGCAGCGGCGGGGCGGGTGTCCATTTCGCCTGTAGGCGCGTCCACTGACATCGACATTGGGCTAAACCCGAAGGGCGCGGGCCTTGTTCGCATGGGGACATATACCGCTACGGGCGACGCGGCTATCAACGGATATATCACAATCAAGAGTTCGTCGGGTGCTACGATCAAGCTGGCAACGGTTGCATAAAGGGACAAGTATATGAGCAGTGGCGGACGGTNATTTCGCGCATACCTGGGGAGGGAGCTAGCGTTGTGCCCATAATAGGGCGCGAGTTGCTCAGTTACGACCCAGACACCTATGCCCCCGAAGGCATCCAGTCGGTCATTGGCGTCGGTTTCCGGTCAAAATGGCGCGGCACCGAAAGCGAGCTGCTCATGTGGGAGGGCACAACGCCAACCGGCTTGCGCGGGACCGGCGTGTCCAGCAACGTGGCGGGCCTTGCGCCGATCATGACCGGCACGTCATCGACCGGACTGACGAACGCTGCATCTGCGCCCGCTACTGCTGCGACGATCGCGGTAGGTAGCGCCAACCCTTACGCATATTTGGGATAGGGCCATGACTACATTCGCAGACCTCTACACCTGCTACGTCACCGGCCAGATGGACGTGGCGCGCTATTATCAGCTTCGCCGTGAGCAGCCTCTGTTCGCGCGGTGGGTTGATAGACACGAGCAGCGGTGCGCAGCATGACCGAAGAACCCACCACCGCGCAATGGCTGCTGGGAGGTGGCGAGCAATGACGATCAGCGCCAACATAGCATCACAACAGGGGGGCGCTGGAATGTCACCATGGTTCGAGGCGGCAATCGCTAAATACGGGTGGATATGGATCGGCCTGACGTTCGGTTTCGCCGCCAAGTATGCGCTGCTGCTCAAAAAGGGCGTGCGGATCAGGCCAGTGCTGGTTTTCGCGGATCTGCTGATCCTGCCGATGGTCGCCCTGATCGCCTATTGGGTGATTACGCAGGTTGGCGTCAAAGGCGAAGGTTCGGCGCTCCTGACCGCTGCGGCGACCGTCTGCGCTGACCGTATCGTCAAGCTCTACACCGAGCGGTTCATGCGCCAGGTGGACGCGCTGATTGCTGATGAATCGGCGCGGCGGAAAGCAGTGATCCGCGAGGAAATGCAGACCGAATTGAGCGCGGAACGCTTCGTGCAGGACATCGCGTCTGGCAAGCGCCCGATGGGAGGGGAATGAGATGACTTGGAAAGCAAATCTACAGGGCCGAATCGGTGTGGTGCAGGACGGAGTTTTCGGCGTCAAATCCTTCACGGCCCTGTTCGCCAAACTCGGCGCGTCGAAGGAACGGGCGGAAGAGCTTGCCATCGCGGCTGCCGTCCACCTCCCCGCCTATGGGATCATGGATAGTCCGCTGCGCCTTGCCCACTTCCTTGCCCAAGTCGGCCACGAAAGCGGCTCGTTCAAATATATGGAAGAGATCGCCAGCGGGGCTGCATATGAGGGGCGCGCGAATCTCGGCAACACGCAGCCAGGCGATGGGGTGCGATTCAAGGGTCGCGGGCCAATCCAGATCACCGGCCGCGCGAACTATCGCTATTTCGGTCGCCAGATCGGCATCGACCTTGAGCGCCGTCCAGAGATTGCCGCATATCCGTCGATCGGCCTGCACCTCGCCTGCGCTTATTGGGGCAACCGCAACCTCAACGGTCTGGCAGACAAGGATCTGACCGAGGACATTACGCGCAAGATCAATGGCGGGCTTAACGGCTTGGCTGATCGCAAGTCGCGGTTGGTAGCTATGAAGGGACTGGTCGCATGAAACCGTCATGGCTCCCCGATAGTCGGGGCATCATTGGTATAGGCATCTATGCCCTCGTCATCATGGTCTTTGCCCTGATGGCATGGAAGCCCGACCTTCGCGCAGACGAGTTCTTCAAGACTGTCTCCACCCTGATTGTTGGCGCTTTCATCAAGGACGTGGTGGGTTGGGCCTTCCAGGCGACCAAGGGCGGCGGGGAACTGGCTGCGCAAAATGCTGCGCTGGTTGCCAAGCAGGTCGAAGCGCCGTCTGGCAACCCCGGTGATCCGGTTAGCGTGAAGGAAGAACGATGAAGCGGGTTAGGCCATTTTCTAACGCGGAATTATGTGATAGGTTTTACACATGATTACGCAAACACGCCTTAAGCAAATACTCAGTTATAATCCAATCAGTGGATTTTTCTTTTATTTGCAACCTAGAGGAAGAATGAAAAAAGGCGATAGGGCTGGAAGCGTTGGCATTAATGGCTACCGGAAAATATTAATTGATGGCGTAACCTATAGCGAACACAGGCTCGCATGGCTTTACATGACAGGGGAATGGCCCGAACAGCATTTAGATCATATCAACATGATAAAAAATGATAACTGTTTTGCGAACCTTCGTAAAGCTAGCTATGTTGAGAACCAAGGCAATATTGCGGGTAGAAACAAAACAGGCTTTAAGGGTGTTAGCAAAACTAAGTCAGGAAAATTTACGGCTTACATTAATGATATAGGAAAAAACAGATCATTAGGCAGGTATGATACTGCTGAATTAGCAGCGGAGGCATACATGTCCGCCGCGAGAGATTACTTTGGTGATTTCGCCCGTGCTTAGCGCCATCCCCTTCTCGATCGGCCTATTCCGCGACCACTGGAAACTCGCCCTATTCGCGATCCTGGCCCTATTCGCGACCATCCAGACCTTCCGCCTGCAATCCACCCAAGCCGCGCTACAGGCTGAAAAGCACGCCCGTCGCGCAGACCATGCCGAATATGCCAGAGCGCAGGCTGACGCGGCTGCAATCGCCCTCACCGCCAAAATCGAGAAGGAAGCTGAATATGCTGCCAAAGCTGACGAAGCCGATCGCAATGCTGACGCTCTGTCTGAGCGCTATCGCCTTGCCGTCCTGCGGGTCGCCGCCGCTCAACATCCGGGCAGCGCAACCGATATGCCCCGAACCGCCGAAGCCTCCGAAAGTGTTGACCGACCCGGTGCAGCGGCCATCGTTCCTCTCGGAAATATCCTGATCCCTGAGGCGGACGTGATGATCTGCGCGGTGAACCAGGCCCGTCTTGAATCCGCGCATGATTGGGCGATGACGATCGCCGCAAAAGGAGATTGATACCATGATGCTAGGCCTTAGTCTTGCGCTTTCCGCGCTGCGTGGCGGTGGGGGTGTCGCTGCACTACCCGAACCCGCGCTCTTGACCGCGCGTGGCGCAGTGATGATGCCGCAACGCAATGGGAGCGTGCAGGCTCTACGCTACGAAGCACCTGAATTTACGAACTGGATGCGGTCGGGATCAGCGCGGCAGGCCGGGGCGATGATGATCGACCTGTGCATAGACGATGCGATGGCGCTCGAAGGCGTCACCCATCGTGCTAATGTCGTGATCGCTGGCGACGGCGCGACCACGGCGGCGGGCGATCATACATGGTCGTACAACTCAAACAGCGCCGCGTCCAACAAGCGGACGGTGCAGCTTTACGTGCGCACCAACGAGATGAGTTCGGCGGGCGAGCCAGCGATGATCGCCTATAGCCCGGCGATCCGAGACGCGGAGGCCTGCACGCTGTTTTCGATTTTCAGCGCGACAGAATTAATGCTGGCGGTCGCCTATGCGGACGGGACGGTGGAAGTCGGTTCGCCAGTGACTATGCCAGCCTCCTTTGCGGGGCGGGCGAATCCTGGCGTCTGCTCGATCGGCGGCGCAACGGCCACAGCACCTTCGGGCGCGAACTTCGGCAAGTTCGCGTTCGGTCGTTTCGGCTATCTGCGCGGTCGCGTACCAACGACAACAGAAATGCAGCGGGTCGCGCGCGGAGAAAGTCCGGCGAGCGTGTTTGCTGGCGAACTGGATCGCTACTATCCGTTGACCGGGCCAACCGATATCGCGCCCTCTGTCGGATCGGGCGACCTGATCCTGCGCAGCTACGGGACAGAGAGCGGCTATGCGGTGCGCCGCTGTGGTACATTGTCGGGCGCGACGGACGGGACGGTCGGTTTTTCGGTCAAGCAACCGCTTTGGGGCGATGGCTGGGCGCTGGACCTGGACGATATCGCCGCCGGTGCGCCCGTCGCTCTGGCCGTCACCAACACGCTCGGCGCTGCGACGCAGTTCGAGGCGCGCGCCGTGCTCTACAGCGACGGGGCGACATTTCATAAGCCGTGGACGGTCATGTCGGGAGGCGCGGTCGATCCGGGCCAGACGGCTGTTCTGACCCTACCATCCGTCACATGGTCGCCCTTGATGCAGATCGAGGTGCGCCGCGTTGACGCGCCTGCTGTGACCTGGGCCAGTCATCCGGTTGGGGTCGGTCCAGACATCATTGATGATGGTCAGTCGCAGCGCAATATCTGGGGGACCAAGCTCACCACCAATGCGACGGTTCTGGCGGCGGTGACGATTGCAGAGCCGTGCGTTGTCGCGTGCTGGCCCTTTTCGACCGCCGGGCCGGTCGGTCCCTATAATCATCGCCTGATCGACACGGCTATCGATACACCAATCGGCCCGGCGGCTTTCGCGATGCGCTGGGCTGGTCTGACGGGTAACAAATGGGCGCGCATCCGCTCGATCGCGGTCGAGGGTTCCGGGCGCGGGGAATATACGGCCAACAATAATCTGCCCAAAACAAGCTACGCCGGTCCCTATAAATATTGGGGGACCGCTGGCGTTCTGGGGTCCGGTATCGTGGCCGACATGCTGCTACGGTGCGGCCCGCGCTTTTCGGCGCTGGTCGGTCATTATGCGTCTGACGATTTGCTGGCCGGATCGCCGTTTGTGACCAATGCGGACCCCTATTTTCTGGGGACAGGCTCACCGTCGCGTAGCTGGGCGCAAGTCACCAACCCGATCGGCTTCAAAGCGATCCTGTGCGAGGCGGATCGCAGCAATCGGTCGGGCGGTAGTACGACGATCGGCGGGATGTATGACACGATCCGGGGCTATGTCTCCGCCAATTCGCCCGCCTTTCGGCTGGGGCCGCCCAATACGCTCGACAAGATGTTCGAGACATCATCGGATCAGGCGCATCAGTCGCCCAATGTGCTGCAAGGTAATGCGCGCATGGGGGTGCGCTATGCGACCTGGCTGGCCGGGCTATGTGGCGATGCGGACGGGATGGGCGATGCGGGGACGCTGGTCAGTGTCACCAGCGCCAGCCCGTTTTCGAGCGCGGTTTGCGCATTCAGCCTTCCTCCGGGCGCGGCGCTGACTACGACCGATGGGGCGGGTCAAGCGTTCGGTTTTGAGGTTTCGGTAGGGGGGGGCGCGTGGGCGCGCGTCCCGGTGGCCAATGCGGTGATTTCTGGCAACAGCGTCACAATCAGCGGGATCACTGGCGCAGCATCGGCGGCGGATATCCGCGTGCGGCTGAATTATGATCATGTATGGGGGACATCGACCGACGCGGCTGTTCGATATGCAGAGGATAATCTGACGATCGACAAGGTACTCCTCGCTACGGTGGCGGGATCGCCCGCATGGGCGGCGGGGATGCCGTTGAGGCCGTCGAACGGGGCGGTGACGGCTTTGTAACCTACAGCCGGTCCAAACAGGCAACTAGCACGCGAGACATGGACGAGACGCCGCCGCTGTCCTCCCACTTTTCGACTGTGCGCGGCGGAACGCCCCAGGATTCAGCAAGCGCGCGTTGCGTCATCCCATGGCGCGCGCGATAGTCTCGCACCGCGTCGGCAAGGCTGCGATCGACGTTGGCGCGGTTCGGGTGGTTGGTCATTTCAGTTCAGCGGCGCGGGTCGATGGGAAACCAGATTGACATCATCTTCGAACAGATCAACCGTGTTCTGGTATGGGCCTGCGCGGTCATAGTAGCGGACTTTGTAGCCGAGGCGCGCTTTCGACCTGCTGGGCCGATGCACATCATATATACGCAGATTAGCGTATGCGCAAGGGTGAATTGCAGGGTGGTGCGATTATTTTTCACCCACCAAATCAACCACCCTCATTCTCCTTTGCGATGGCTGCGTGTGCGCGGATTGCGGCGGCGCGTTTGAGGGCCTTGCCGATACTGGCTTGATTGACGGCATAGAGTGTCGCGAGGCGCGAATAGCTCCATCCGTCACCGTGAAGCTTCACCACTTCCTCGAGATTGATTTTCCGAGGGTGTGGCGCTGGTCGGCGCTTCTTCTCAAGGCAATCCCTCGTGTTATCCAGCGGCGTTCCCCAAAATAGGTGTAATGGATTGCAGCAAATCGGATTGTCACAACGATGGCATGCGAACAAGCCTGGCATATCGCCGCCAGAGTGAAGAATGAGAGCCATACGATGCGCGCCTATCATCTTTCCTTTGACTGTTAGCCTTCCATACCCTCCACGCGTGGCCATGACCCGCCCCGTCCAAGGCCAGCAATCTTCTGGAGACGAGCGAAACACGCGCGGCCAGAACCAACGGCCCGGTTCAGCATTGTGCTGTTCCCATCGAATGCGATTAGCATTTGCAGCTGTAATCTTATGCGCTCTAGCCATTATCTTTTCCCATTTCGGCGATCGCTCTTAAGCAAGCGGCGGTAAGGGCTAGGGCGGGGGTTGCGGCGGTCGAGATTCTTTCATCAGCGCACCCGGCGAGAAATCGGCCCTTAACTAAAGGCTGAGCCTCAACCCACCACCAAGCGCCCTCCGGCACCAACGACATAGCCGCGTCGGTGGAGGCAGTGAACTCTGGACCGTCCTCGACCGATGGGTTGCCGCTGCTTTGTTTCATTCGTTCATCGCACCAACGAACGACTGGATTCGGGCAAACTGTGTCCAGCCAAAGATGGCCAGTGCAATTCCGAAGCCAGGCCGGGCGAATGTCGAGCGCGCAAATTATCCTAAGGCTTAGAAGCCTATCCGCCCCTTCCAAAGCCTCCACCCGCGCCGCCAAGTCGTTCAAAATATCAGCGGTCATGGTTGGGGTTCCTTTGGTTCGGCTTCTGTCAGCAGGGCTTCGACGGCTTCCATGCATTGGGGGCAAGGATCGCAGCACTTGTCGATCAACGCGACAACATCCTTTAGAGCGCTGATCCTAGCCTGTTTGACGGCGGATAGTTCGCGAAGTTTGGTACGGAGATAGCGGATCGTTTTTGCAGCTAGTGCGCGCTCAGCTTTCAATTCGCCAATTTTCTTTGGCTTCCACCGCGTTCCATCCCAATCCAGTTGATGGTCCAGCGCGGAAACTAAGGTCTCTAAGACCGCGTTGTCCATCGCTTCTATATCAACCATGCTTCGTCTCCAGGTAGGCTCTGAGGGTGAGGCCGAGAGGGGTGAGGCGTCCGCAATTGCCGGTGATATGCTCAACCAGCCCGCGACCAACCAAGTATTGATGGCCTTGCGCGTTGAAAGAGCAGCACCATTCGGGCCGCATTTCTAAGATGCTCCGTTTCCCGGCAGCGCTCAGCCCGCGCGCCAGTTCTTCGATCGTCGGTGTCATGGCGTGGGTATAACCTTGGCCAGCACTTCATCAATGTCAGCGATCCGGCGCGCTCGACTATCCTCTGTGATCGGGTAGCGCAGATCGTTTTTATAACGGAGAGCAAGCACAAGCAGCGCAGGCGCGTTCACTAGCAGCGGCATAAAGTCGTCGTTCCACACAGATGCAATCAGATCGCTATCAGGGGCTTCGTTTCGGTCGCCAGTGCGGAGAGTAATGAAGCCCTTTTCATCAGTATCTACACGGAAATTCGATACATACTCAATCGTCATCGTCGCAATCCTCATTCAGATCATGGGCAACAGCGCCCGTTCCGCCGCAGCGAGGGCAGTCGATGGCTTCAAAGCCGACGCCAGCGGGTCCGATTTCCATCTCGCCGGTCTCAATGCGCCCCTCGCCTCGGCAGAGCGGGCAGTCGATGTCGATGATCATGCGTCGTCTCCGGGATGCCAGCCAGCAACGCCACCAGACTGTGCGTGAGCGCTCAAAGGGATGCCGCCAAAGGTTGGCTCGGCAGGCTGGCGCTTCATGACCTCGCGAAAGATCGCTGCCTGCTGTTTCTCATTGGCTTGCATGAAATAGCGCACGGGGATCTGGACAAAGTTGATTTGCTGCTGCGCTGTCAATTCAGGAAGCTGGTAGCCGTCGATGTTGTGCAGGCTGCGAAGCATATTGGTGAACTGCTGCTGGCCCAATGATGCTGATGCATGTAAAGCGCTATCACTCATAGCGAAGTCATCCCTTCGTGTGGCAGGGCCGCGCAGTGTTTCCAGCACTGTTGCGGCCCGTTTCTTTCGCAGCAGCCAAACGCTTCCGGCACCGATCGTAAATCCTATGCCGGTCGCGCTGGCCCTGCTGCTTGGTTTCCTCGATGTCCGCCAGTTGCAGGCGTTCATCCGGGGTGAGATAATCTTTCCATGTCATTCCGCTTTATTGCATGGATTTCCTGTGTTGTCACGCGGAATGTTGGCGTCGAGCATTGCTTGCCAGATCGGCAGCGCGGTAACGGTGCCATCGACAGCTTCCCCCGCCTCGATCATTTCCGGCGTCGGGTCGCGCATTGCCTGGATTGCGGTGGCAGCGGCTTGGAGCATAAGTTCCTCGCCGTCTGTGCCGCTATAGGTTCCAAGCGCGTTGTTTATAGCCCGCGCAACCCGTTCGACCATGTTCATCGGCTGGCCTCCAGTGCTTGAGGATCATGGCGAACAAAGCTGTCCATTCGAGCACCCGCCTTTTCGAGAATGTCGTAATGCGTCGCGTGCAGGTGGTTCGGCGGAAACCCAAAGTCGCGCGCATATTGGCCAGCCCAGGGCGCTCCGAACGCAATGACCGATGATTTCAGGTCCGCTATTTCCTCACGCAGCCTCTCGGCCTCGCCCGCATGGGTGGCGCGGTGGCGGGCGAAGGCTTGGACTGACCAGTGTTGGTCAAGCCTTCCGTCGAGTATGCGCATGAAATCGCTATGAGACGATCCGGTTGCCCATACATTTGACATAGCGCCAGCCGCCGCCTCGCGATCTGCCTCCGTGACCGCAACAATCGCATCCCGCTCACCCATGATCGTGGTCCTTTTGGTTGCGGATCGTGTTTGCAATGAACGTCCTTTGGCGGATGACAGCTTTCAACCCTTCGCCTCTAAGGCCCCAGCTTTCAGCGCTTTCCGCCACCTTCGCACAAGCCTCCCTCACCCCCGCCGCATCGAACGCAGGCTGGGGAGCGGTGTTTGTCGGAAGGTTATCGAGCCGGTCGAGTATATCGCCCGCTTCTACGGTGAAGTGACGCCAGTCTTCATATGGCGCACCCGTGAAAGCGGCCAGCTTTTCGGCAACGGTTTTGAGTCGGGCGTCGCGAGCCACATTCTGGATGGCAGGAACGTCAAACTTCGGCGTGACTACATGACGCCCAGCGGCAGCTAGAACGAGCCGCAGACAGTCGGCAACCTCAAGATCGACGGATGGAAGTTTGTCGCCAGTGGGTCCTTCGAAATTATCCGCTGCCGGATAGAAAAACCGTTGCCATGCTAGTTCGGCGCGGTCCAGTAGTGCCGCATCGAACGCCTGCCCGTGCGATTTGAGGGCTGCGAGAACGGTTTCGGTGATCTCGTCAACCCGATCATTGACCGGGGTAAAGTCATCCTCTCCCATGGTCCCGACATGCCAAGCATCCCATACGCGCCCGCAATCGTATGTGTCGCCCAATTCGCTCGACAAGGCATTGTGGATCGCCTCCCGCAACAGCGCCGCGCCATCTTTATCGTTCGTCATCGGTTTGCTCCTGTTGGGTGGCGGTCATGCGAGCAGGCTCCAGATGAGCCACGCGACCAAGCTGACGATGATGCAGGCCATCATCTGGAAAGCGCCCGCAATGTCGCCGCCATAGCCTGTTGGTCGTTGCGGCCAGAGTGAGAAGATGATTGTCGCGATGGTGATAATGGCAGGAATTGCCCACAAGCCTATAGTGATGGTCATAGCCCGCCTTCCACCACCCGCAGCACAACCGGCGCAGGCTCGCGCGCGGCAGGGTCAACGTCATCCGAAAACATGCGCTCGATCTCCTGATCTTCGGCCCTGTGAAAATCACACATCATGCCATGGTCGGCGGGCTTCCCTTCGCAGGCCTGCGACATTGCGCAGACGTTGCGGCCGGTGGGGTGGGTCATGGTTGATCGTCCAAGATTATGGTTCGTTGCCGCGCCTTGAATTCTTCCATGCTCACCTTTCCGGCTGGCAGGTAGATATTCGCCACATCCATAATGGGACCGTTGGCGATCGCCTTTATGTCACGATCGCCAATTCCATCATCCATGACGGCCATGAAGTTATTGCCAGTTCGTATCTTGAATCTGGCGCTAATCCACGATGGGCGCTCTGGCGCAGTCGCATTTGCTAGACTGCTATCCGCTGGCACGGCCCTGCCGTCTCGCACCAATATCCGCTCGCCATACCGGATCGTCTTTTCAGCACGGGCGGAAACACGCTTAACCATTGCGATTCTCCACATTTGGAGCGACAACCCTCCCCCTCCGAACAGCAAGCGGCGTCATCCACTCGCGATGCCCCCTCGCCCGTTCCACCACCGGGCGCGGCGGATTGAGCATGAGGGCCAGCGTCTTTTCGCGGCGGGCTTGGGATAGCGCTGGGGTGATGGGGCGGGTCATTGGACGCGCTCCGCAAAACCGGCAGCATTACGATGGCCCCCACCCCCGAATATGGCAGCGACCTCCGAAACGTCTTGGCGATCGTCTCGGCTACGAAGGCTCCACATGCGCTTGTCACCGGACTCATACCACATGGCGGAAAAAGGCGCGGTGGGATGCTTGTCGAGCAAGACATGACCAACTTCGCTCGCGAACATAGGCGGGCAGTTTACGACGATGGGATTGTGTTCGGCGACGCCCCGAAATTTGGCGAAAGACGCAATTTCTTCGACCTTGGCATCGAAAAAACGCTGCATAGCACGCGCCTCTGCCATGATCTCGGTGTTGCCCATTTCAAGCCGATAATTAATGCTATCGAAATGCTCGAAACTGAACGGTTCCGACCGCAGCCAAAGGCCGAAAGGCTTTGTTTCTGGCATGGTAAAGCGCCAAAGGTCACGGTCCTGGATAAGCCGCAGCAACATTGGGACAGGTTCTTCGTGACAGAACTCCCATGCCAGAACGGCCCCGGACTTTTTCATGTCAAAAAGAGCAGCAATCGGCTGCCCAATAAATTCGTCATTGCGACGGACATGGGATAGTGGGGCATCGTCTGCCCAAAAGTCACCAGCCACATCATCAATAGACCAGTCCGCAAGATCGGCCTGCGCGGTCTTATGGTGATCCAAGACGATAATCGAAGCGGCATCCTTGGCCATCGATGCCAATACGTCGCGCTTATAGCTGAAATCAACTATCAGAACATGCTTGCCCGCCACGTCAGGCGGAGTCTGGCCGTAGTTTGCAGGTGAATATTCGGGCTTGTCTGCCCACTTCGTCCAGCAAGCCCAGGCAGCGCCAAAGCCGTCTGCGCAATAGTCATGGTAAATTATGATATCCGGCTGGTATGCCATCTCAAATTCCTTCCCCTCCCCAACACCGCTTGCGCGTCCCGCGTCGGAGAGGATTGATTGCGGGGATCGTTAGGCTTTCTCGATAAAATCGATGATTTCGGTCGGGACATTGCGCTTCGACTGCGCGGCGACCTGCAATTGCACCTTGACTGTTCGCAGGATTTCGCGCGCTTGGGCTGCAATTGCGTCGCCCTGGGCTGGCTGCATGTCATCGCTCTTGATCGACTTGAGCGTTTCCCAAAGTGCGTTCTTGAGGTTAACGGCGCTGAGTTTGTCGGTCATATTCACGTCTCCTTTGCTGATGTTTGTTGAGGGTGCCGTTTTGGCGACGGCGCTCCGTCCACGAGATGCGCGAGTTGATTTCACCTTCGAGCTTGTTGAGGACGATTGCAGCCTCACCGAAGTCACCGAACCATTTTCGCGCGCGATGCTTTTGGTCATATTGAGCCTTCCATTTTTTATATTCTGCGCGACGGCAGTATTCGACGTGAGCTTGCTTACGCTGATCACGGTTCGCTTTTTCTTTGGCGCGAACTGCGTTTGGATTTTCGGCAAGAGCGGCAAGTCGCGCCTGCCGTTTCTTTTCGCGCAACAGGTCGCCAATTTCAGCACGGCGCGCGCGGTCATATTCAGCCTTCATGGCCTTGCGCTGGCATTCTGGTCTATCCACGCGGTGCGCGATTGATGAACATTCACGGCTGCAATAGATGGACGCGCCCTTTGCCTTAGAGCGATTCACCCCGCCGATTTCTTTCATGGCGGGATGGTAGCAATTGGCGCAGATGATCCGCACCTTCGCCATCACACGCCCTCCCGAACATCACCGCCGCGAGCAGATTGCGCCTTGGCCTTGCGCGCAGCATTGGCGGCGACAAGCGGTGCCAGGCGGCGTTCGCGCTCGGCTTTGAGGGTGGCGAGTTCGGCGCGGAGATCGTCCAGCTTCGCTTCAACGGTAAGGTAGCGTTGCCGGTTCTTGAAAGCATTGCTGCGCGCCTCCGCAAGGTGCTTGACAGCAATCGCAACCTTCTGTGGCAGCGTGCGGCCTTCGTTATATTCTTCACCGGACAGATGGTAAGTCGCGCTGTCAATCACAGCGTCCGCCCTTGCTACGATCCGGTCATGCTCCCGCACCGTCATAAATCCCAAAAATGCCATGTCCGTTCTCCTCAGTTTGCGCCGGAAACGATACTCAGTGCCTCGGCGGCGGTCAGGTTCTTGTTGTTCGTCAGCCAGCGATATTCGCGGGCCTGTTCGGGCGTCATCGCGTCCAGATGCTTGCGCCTGCCCCGCGCCATGTTCGCCGCTGCCATCGCCCGATATTCAGGGGTGATGCTGGCCCGTTTCGCGCAGGACCGGCACAATGGGCGGTGCTTGCGGTATCCGGGCTTGCGGTGCGCGCATGGGGTGGGGTGGGCGCGGGGCATTACTGCTCGCTCCAATCTTCAGCGCCGTTGAAGCCCTCGCCCATTTCGCTATCCGGCTTACCCTCGCCCGGTGTCAGCATGTCGCGGCGAACCTCGTAAGCCTCGCCAACCTTGTCGTAGAGGTCGGGACGCGATGCCTTGAGCTTCGCGACGGCTTTGGCACCGGCTGCGATATGCGATTCCAACCCTTCCAGCGTGTCGATCTGGCCGAGCATGGACATGTGTTCGTTTGCCCAGTTTGCGGCGGCGTTGGGGTCGGGTTGGCGTTGCGCCTCCCTGACCAACGGGTGAAAGGTGAAGTCCCTTTTCTTGCCCTGCGAAACCGTCAGCTTGATCGTCTTTGGACCGTCGATGTGCGACATATGGCTGATACGGATGCCGCCAACCTTGCCATCCGCGCCGAACGTCACTTCCGGGTCACGAAAGACGCGGATCGATTTTCCGCGAAACTCCTGCTCGAAGTTTTCTGGGGTGATTCCCCATGCCAGGACCATCGCCCGGCCCATTGTTTTGCAGGGCTTGAACGGCTTGCCGTTGTCGCCCTCATAATTGAGAATGAGCTTTGTTTCGCGGCCATCCTTGACGGCCCGAACGTTGGATATCGTGATAACGCGCGGCCCTGCGATCAGGTCATCGGCATTGAGTTGGTCCGACCGGGGGGCCAGAGCTTCGGTTAGCAGGCTCATAGTTGCATCAACCTCTCAGTAGGGATCAGCCTCGCATCGGAGGCCAACAGATTGTCGTAAACGGCCCGCGCCTCGGCCAACCGCGCTTCAAATTCGGCGGCGGCGGCAATGATCGCGTCTTGAATTTCAGGGATCGGAAACACGCGGACCACTGGCATCACCATGCCGCCCGAATAGCTGATGAAGTCGCACCACTTGCGCTCCGAAACGAGCAAGCCGGTCTGGATCTGGATCATGTAATCGTCTGGCGCTTCGTCCTTCGACACATTCTCAATCAGCGTTTTCATCTGCCATTTCTGGATGCGGCTCTTGCATTCGATCAAGCCGTCATCGCCAACAAGGCCATCCGGTGAATAGCCGATGGTGAAGCCAAAAAATTCTTTGGTGATAAATCCGCACTCAGTTACAGGTGCGAATGTTTCGCTGTATTTGGCGCGGGCGTGTTCTTCATCGAAGTTACCGCGCTCCATGTCGTAGGACTGGTAGTGCGGCTCGACATAGTTGTTCACGCGCTGCGCCAGTAGTTCGTAGAGGTGGCCAATTTCGCGGCCATCTGCCCACGGTTTTAGGCTTAGCGGCATGGCCACCTCGAAGGCTTCGATTGCACCGTCCTTGACAAGGCTACGCAACACGCCGTCCGATACGTTCGCCAGAAACGCAAGTTCGCGCATAGAACCGGCACGGTCTCCGATGGCATCCAACGCCTGCTGGCGCTTAGGCGTGGGCTTTTCTGGAACTAAGCCCGTCGCCCGATATTGGACAACGGAATTGCCACCCTCCATCCTGACAATCAGCTTCATATCCGAGGCTGTCAAAACTCCGCATCTGGCTTGAAGCCACGCTTCTGAACCCTGCTCAAAATTTGTGTGGTAGGTGACGCTCATGCGACGTGCCTCCACGTTTTGCCCATTTTTATGCCGTCAATTGCGTATTTGGAAACGCCATAAGCGGCGGCAATCACACGACGCGAACGACTGTCGGCGCGGATTTCTCGGATCTGTGCGTCCGTAAAGCGAGAGCGCCAATGACCCTCTCCCCTCGGGGTCTGCTCGGGCTTTGTATACTTCCCGTTTCTCTTCCCCCAAGGCCTGCGCTCTGGGTGAAGCCGTGCGCCCGTTTGATCGCCGGTGGCGACGGTTCCGTGGATAAATTTATCCTGCGCATTCTCAAATGGCGTGGCCCACCGCAAATTGCGCGCGAAGTTGTTAGCCCTAACCCCATCATTATGCGCCGCGTGGTGCGCTTCGGTTGGCGCGGGGCCATGGAACGCTGCGCAAACAAGACGGTTGACCCTACGGCCATATTCCTTGCCATCCGCCGATAGGCAGACTGACTTATACCCCTGCGCTTCGTGTTGCTTTATAATCCTGCCCGCAGCCGAATTTCGCGCAGCAACGATCCTTTTTACGCGCCCGTGGCTACTCACAGCATAAGCAGGAAACTCTGCGATCGCGCGCCATTCCTCACCC